TCCCCGCACATCGGTCGGCGCGAAGCCGAGCAGCACCAGGGCGGCACGGACATAGAAGGCCTGCCGTGCGGCTGCGCCGTTCTGCCCGCCATTGATCTTCTGCGTCACGCCGGCGAAATCGCCGGCATCGGCCGGCGTGTTGCAGCCATGGGTGACCCAGAACCAGATCGGCGCCAGGCCTTCCCATGGATCGGTGTCGATCGCCTCGGGGTTGGCCACAAAGTCCGGGCACGCGAAGCCCTGTGCCCGACACCAGTCGCGGAAGCCCTGGTAGTTGGACTTGCCGGTCACCATAATGCCGGTGCGGCCTTCATAGAGCTTGCCGTCGCCGTCGGCCGCCGGCGTGTTGCCCAGGTCGGTGCGGGTGTCGTACCTCGCCTGGGCCGCCGTGGGGCCCCAGATTTCATGGTCGTACCGGAAGTCGCCGCTCTCTTCGGCGAGCTGGCCGAGAAACATGGCGAGGCGGTGCGGCTTGTCGAGGCCGGCGCTGACGCCATAGGCATTCAGGCCGGCGACGATGGACTGCATGTTGCTGTCGCTGGTCGATCCGGTTGCGATCTTGCGCAACTGCTGGATGGTCAACTTCATGGTGGGCCCAAATGAAAAGGGCCCGCAAGGGGCCCGGTGTCGGTTGCTTTCGAGATCGGCCTCACCGGCTATCGGTGCCGGCGCCGTCCTGCGGATGGCGGAGCGTCAGGCTGGTGACGAACCCGTCCTTCTTGTTGAGCTGGTGCGAGACGCTCTCGATCCGGTAAGAGCCGTCGATCCCTGGCCTGGCGCCGGACAGGACGAAAAGCGCCTCGGGCTCGGCGGCATAGTCGCCGACGATTTTCACCGTGCCCCTACCCTTCTCGCGCCTGGAGGCTTTCGATATCCCTTGCGCCTGCTGGTCGCCTTCGTCCTGTGTCCCGCGCCCCAGAAGCGGGCGCAGATCGGCAGGGACCGAGACGCCATCTACACCCAGGGTTTTTTCGACCCACTTGGCCTGCTTGAGGTCATAGTGGCGGGTGATGACGTTTTGAAATTGAGGATGGGCAATCTCTGGCTCAATCGACCAGCCCTCGAGGTTATCACCCCATGTTCCGGTAATCGTCGGGAGCGGCTGGCCAGAAACCGAGAATCCCTCGTTTCGCGGCGTAAAAAACGCCTGGCTGCCGATAATCTTGAACGTCGCTCCCAGGTCGCGCGCCATGCGCTGGCCCCACGACAGGAAGCTCTCGTGCTGCTGCAGCCAATAGGCTCGCTGCAAGCCAGCGAGGCTGCCGAGCACCTGCACCTGAAGGCCAGCCTTGCTGCCGAACTCCTGCGCCACGTCGCTGAAGCTGGCCTGGTCCTTGTGGCGCAACGCCGGTGCCTTGACCTTGCTGCCCCGGTCGACCGACGAGCCGGTGACGGAGATTTCCCGGCCGCTCCCCTTTGCCCCCCGGCTGGTCGCCTTGGTCACAAAGCCGGAGAACACCCAGCCTACCCCGGTCTCCTCATGGCCGAGCTGGATTTCGACCTGCGCGCCGGGCTGGGGCAACACGGTATTGCCGTCTATATCGGCGAGGGTCGCGTCGAAGCTGTCCTCGGCTCGCCTTGAGGTGCGCTCCACGCTCAGCTCCTTGAGTGTGGGCTGCCAGCGACTCGTCACGTCGTTGCCGTCGATCAGGACGGCGAACGCACCAGTCAGGAAGCCCATCAGTCCCAGAGCCTCACGACTTGGCGGGTTGGCTGCTGGGTCGGGATGGCGTCGAGCGGGAAGTTGACCACGGTGCCGACCGGCAAATAGGCGCCCAGCTTGGCGAGGCCTGGGTTGAAGTCGAGCACGGCCTCGACGAAGCCGACAGGCTGGCGCTTCAGAAGGCGCCAGACCATGGCCGAGAGCGTGACGCCCTCGCCAGTCACTGTCACCGTTTTGATCGTGCTCATTGCAGCAGGTTCAGGATGGACGCGAAGATGTCGGAGCCGGGCGCGTTGGTCCGGGTGAGAGACACCGTGAAGTTAATCACCCGACCGATGCCGACTTCGTTCAGCTCCTCGTCCTGACGGCTGAGCGCCGTCACGAGGAACCAGCCGACCGGCTCCAGCGTGCCGCGCATCAGCGGCACCGGGATATGGCCGGCGCGCGCCGATTCCAGCGCCGCCAGCCCGGAATAGCCGCCGAAGTGCTCGGGGTGGATCACGCCGGTGATGGTGAAGGTGCTCGGTCCATCGCCCATGAACTCGTAGAGCGGTGCGGCGCCGACGACCTCGTGGGTAGCAAAGGGCGTCTGGGTTTGCTCACCCGTCGATTGCGGGTTCACCTTCATGTCGAAGGAGACGGGGCCGAGCTGCATCAACATTACGGTTCTACCCCGTGGTCGGCATAGGAGCGGTCGAGCTGGCTGCGGGCGTTGTCGAGCGGACCGCCATAGAGGTGCGGCCGCCAGGAGTTGATGCCGTTGAGCGTCTCCTGGAGCTTGGCGGCCTTGGCCGTCGCTGCATCGATTCCGCTGGTATCGACCTTCGGCGCGACGGTCGTGGCGTTCACCGTATCGAGCGCGGTCTTCGCCTGCGCGGCCTCGCTGGCCACCGCCGATAGACCATGATCGCGATCGTCAGGGCTGCCCGAGCTGTTGATCATCTTCGATGGGCGGAAGATGCCGTCGAACCAGCCGTTTATGGCTCGGTCGACGGGGTCTTGAGATTGCGGCGGCAGCGCATGGAACTGGCTTGCCAGCGCCCCCGCCGCCCCACGGCCCAACGAAGACGCCCCGCCAGACGCCCAATTCCAAGCGCCCGAAAGCCAGTTGGCGATCTGCGCGTTTAGCTGGTCGGTAGCGCCGGTGTTCACCGGAAGCGGCGGCTTTTCCCCTGGTTTGAGATACCGGATACCATTCTGGAAATCCTGCATCGCACCGGCGTACATTCCGGCGGCGCCGAGGAACCCGAGCCCTCGCGTTGCAATGCCGGCGCCGAGTTTTGGCGAACGAGGCCCGCCACCACCTACCCCGCCCGCGCCAGAAGCCGCCTCGGCACCCGCGGCGCCCTGCAATGCCGCTGCTGCTGCTTGCAGCTCGGTAGCGGCAACCTGAAGTTGGGGCCCAGCCCTGGTTAGGCCGAGTAGCCCCTGGGCACTCTTCCAGATGCCGAACCCGGCCACGCCAGCGCCAGCAGCCGCCGCGCCGACTGTCGGACCCGGATTGTCGGCCACCCATTTGGCGGCACCGTTGATCCAGCCCGTCAGGCTGTTCAGCGCCGGGATGATGACGTTCATCTTGTCCGACGCCGCCGCGGCCAGATTGTCGAGCGCGTTCTTGAATCCGGTCCACGCGGCGTAGGGGTCTTTGCCCTCGATGCCGACCGCGGAGTTCAACCCGACAGCCTTATTGTAATTCCCGGCCTGTCGCTCGATGAACTGCTGTTGCTCAATCATGGTGGTGAGCAACCCTGTCGCATTGGTATTGGCCGACAGCTTGCCCACCGCTGCAGAGACCGCGGTCGGGTTGGTCATGTCGGTGCCGGCCTTCACCAGCGCCGGGATCAGGTACTGCTTCGTCCACTCATACGGGTTCTTGCCGTAGAGGTCGGGGTCGACGAGATTGTTGTCTTTGTCGCGGATGCCGAGATCGCGCTGCCGCCCCATATACTTCTTGCCGTTGATCGAGGCATCCCCGATCAGGAAGCTCTTGAAGGCGGAGGCCATTGCGGCGCCGGCGCCGGAGGCGTTCATGTCGACGCCCAGGGTGGGCACGACATTCTCGATAAACGAGGGGTCGAGCGCGAGGCGCGAAATCTTGGCGCGCTGGGCGAATTGCAGCATGGTCGCAGGATTGAACAGCGGATCGGCCTGGGCGGCGCGGATCATGCCGTCGATATAGGAACGGAACTCGCTGGTACCGCTGGTGGTCTGCTTCGTCATGTTCAGCAGATCGCCGGAGCGCAGCAGCGGCGTCAGCTTGTCGTGGGCGCCCGGCTCGAGATTGTCGAGGATGGACTGCGCCTGCACCATGGTCTCGAGATTGGCCATGCCGCTTCCGATACCGAAGGTGCCGGTGGCGACGCGCCCAAGAGCCATAATGTCGGTGGCGCTGACCGGGTATTGCTGCGACAGCGACAGCGACTTGGCCCCAAGGGCCATCTGGTCGACGTTCGAGAAGAGCCCGGACTGCTGCTCGAGGAATCGCTCGTGCCCGCGCTTGGCGCCGGCGGCGATTGCGCCGCGACCCAACTCATAGCCGAGATAACCGCCGCCGGCGTAGCCGAGCATGCTCATGCCGAAGTGGCCGACCTTTTTCATGGCGGCCACGAACGAATTCGCCTGCTTCTCCCCCGCCGCCATCTCTGAGCGCACCGCGCCAAGATGCCCTATAACGGCATTCCGCCAATCGGTCAGGTCGGCTCTTTGGAGTGCCGTCTTGAGGTCGGCCTGCTTCATGGCGCCGAACGTCTCGGCCCAGGACTGCTGAACCGCCTTCAGTTCGTTCGGCGTGGCCTTAATTGCCTCGAGTTGCCGCTGGAAGGATGAGCCCCATGGCATGCTCTGCAGACGCTTCATTGAGGTTTCGATACCCGCTACCGCGGTCTCGACCTCTTTCGCCTGCGGCCCGAAATCCTGCTTCAGTTGCAGGATCAGTTGGCCGATGAGGGTGCGCATGGATTATTCCTTGAAGGTGGCGCCGGCGATTTTCGCCTGCACTTTCACCTTGTCCTTTTCGATCTCGATGGCCTCGCCATACCAGGCGACGACCTCGTCCCACGGCATCGCCAAGGCTTCGGCGATGCCCAGATGCAAGGTGCTGGCTAGCTGAGCGACAACGGCGCGCCAGCTCCGGAAGTCAATTTTTCGGTGGTCGCCCGGAAGCGTCGGGGCAAAAAATCCGCCACCGCCTTGTCGAGCTCGAAGGCGTCGTCGTCATCGAGCGCTTCGAGCACTTCCTGCGGCGCGTCGATGCAGGGCGGCTTCACGATGCCGCCCGACTCGATGGACTTGGCGAAGTCAGCGACTTCGCGCGCCGTCATCCGGTGAAGGCCGATCTGGGTATAGACGATGCCATTGAACTCGACCGGATAGGCGAGCGGCACCGTCTTGGTCACCGGGTTGACGAAGCGCGCGGCCGGCGGGGTGACCGGCGCCGCGGGGACGACGGCATCGGGAGGAACCGGGGCAGAGGTGGTCACGGTGTCGGCCATTACGCCCCCAGCCCAAGGTTTGCGGCGGCGGTCGAGAAGACTGCCGTGCCGTCGATGCGGACACCGGCGACCCCGGAGAAGAAGTCGAAATAATACTTCTCCTGGTTGTCGATGATGAGCTGGTACTGGAAGATTTCGGAGATCTGATAATCGGTCTCCGTCGCATTGCCCGACCCCATTTCGTTGAGGTTGGCCTGCGTCATGCGGCCCGTGATCACCGCCAGCAGCGGGATGTCGGCATGGGTCAGCAGGTCGCGGATGTTGGCACGCATCGTGTATTTGATGCGCTGGGCGCCGGCGGGCATGAAGCGCGGCAGCACGTCGAGATTCACGCCCTCGAGCTTGAACGGCATGGTGAGGGGCTGAAGCTTGCGCAGCCCGATCTCGACATCCATCACGCCGCCGCCGGGCGAGTGCTGCTTGGTGCGCTCGGTGAGCTGCGGCAGCGTGACGCCCTTGAGGACGAGGTGCTGCGACTTGGTCGGATCGTCGTCGCCAATGAAGAGGTTGGCGAGATCGACGTGAAGGATGGTCTGCGCCATGGCTGGCTCCCCTTAGCTGGACTGGCCGGTGCCGAGCTGCACCGAGATCGTCTGCACGAGATCGGTGAGGGCCTGGCTGTAGCGGCGCGAGTAGATGGTGATCTTCTTGAGGACCGGCGGCTCTTCGCAGGCGAAGGAGACCGTCACACTGCCGGCGCGCAGGTCGTCCGGCGAGTTCTTGTCCGGCTCGAAATAGACCCTGTAGCTCGGCAGGATGTGGCCGCCGGCCGCGAGGTCGGCGAGCTGGCCGGAGATCGTGTTGATGATCGCCTGCACGGTCTGGACGGTGATGTTGTACTTGCCGAGATAGAACTTCTCGGCCTGCACCTGCCCGAGTTCGATCTGGTCGCGCATGCGATTGACCGGCACGAACGCCCATGCCGTATCCGCCGCGAGGGTATCGAAACCCCAGAAGGCGAAGCCGCCGGAACCGGCGGCGCTTTCGACACCGGCCTCGCCGCGCACGACGATGCCGCCATGGGCAGTGATATCGGCCTGCCCCTCCGAAGTCGCGTCCGTCAGGGAGAGCCGGATGGTGGGCGTCACCCCGACGAGGCCGTAGATCGGCTGGTTGGCCGCCGAGCCGGACGGGATGCCACCATTCGCGCTGTCGCGGGCCACATAGATGCCGATGACGAAGGGCGAGAGCGGCTGGGTGATCACGTCGCCCTCGGCATCGAGCACTTTCGCATCCTGGCGGAGCGGGTGCATGATCCGGGCGCTGGCGGGCACGGTCTCCAGCCAGTCGAGCCAATCCTGCCGGGAGGAAGATGGGCCTTCCGGCAGGAACATGGCTTTGAGCCGTTCGAGAATGGTCGGCATCGCCGCCACGACACCGTTGGCGACCTGGTCGAGCTGCAGCGTCGCCGCCGCGCCGGTGAGCCCGGTAGATGCCGCAAACGATGCCGTCGGCGCCACGGTATAGGCGCCGGGCGAGGTGATGGTGATCGCCGTCACGACGCCGCCGGCCACGGTGAAGGTGCCGGCACCGCCCGACCCCGTGCCGCCCGTGAAGGCGAGAGCGAAGGTGCCGTCCGCGCCGCCGCTGCCGGCGTTGCTGATGGTCGCGCTCGCGATCCCCTCGGTGGTCTGGGAGGTGTAGCCCGGCGCGATGATCAGGCGCGGGGTGAGGCCGAGTTCTTCGGGCGCATCGAGGAAGGCCCAGATGCCAGTATGGTTGGCTTCGGTGCCGACCATGTTGGCGATGGTCTCTTCGGTGCTGCCGCCTTCCTCGACGCGAACGAGAATGATCTTGGCGGCTTCGGTGGTGAGCTGGGCGGAGATTCCCGCGAGGGCCGCCGGAATCGTGCCGGCGGTGCCGAGCAGCGCCCGGTTCACCGTATCGTTGGTGGCGAGATAGATGGGGGTATTCAGCGGAAACGCGGTGCCGTCCGCGCTGCCGGCAGTCCCAATGAGGCCAATCACGCTCATCTCGGCCGGCGCGATCACCTGGGTGTTCACGTCGTCCCGGATGTGCTGGATGCCCGTCGCGAGGTCGGTCATGAGCTTCTCCAAAAGAAAAGCCCCGCGCGATGGCGGGGCCGGTTGCAGTCAGTCGATGGTCGAAAGAGTCAGACGATCGCGGTGAAGACCGCGCTCGCGAAGTGCTGCCGCAGCCAGCCGGGCCACGGCACATGCGACGCCCAGCCGCCGGACTGGATAGAGAGCCCAATCCGGCAACTCACCGTCATGTATGGCTTGCCTCCAATGAGGGCGTTCAGTAGGACATCCAGGCCGATCAGCACGGCAAACAGCCAATCACCTGCTTTGTGGAGCATCGATGCCTCGTAAGGACTTGACAGGACAGAGGTATGGCCGCCTGACCGCGATTGCTTACATCGGGCGGTCCAAAGTTGCGGGCAGTTCCAGACCGCGAACGGTTTGGAGCTTTCAGTGCGACTGCGGAAATGTGATCGAGCGCCAAATCGACGGGGTATTGGCGGGCCACATCAGCAGTTGCGGGTGCCTACGCGCCGAGGGATTTCGACGCGTTTGCGAAGCATGCGGCAACGACTTTGTGTCCGCGAAGCCGAACGACAGGACATGCTCGACGGATTGCCTATTCACGCTGCACCAAAACGCCGGTTCCGATAGCGATTGCTGGTTTTGGACGGGCCCTACGCGCGGCGGATATGGCGTTCTGAGCTTGCCAGCCCCGGCCGGCACGCGGAAAACCATACTTGCCCACCGATACGCTTACGAACGAAGTGCGGGGCCAATCCCTCCGGGCATGCTGGTCATGCACTCGTGTGACAATCCCTTATGCGTCAATCCAAGGCACCTCTCCGCCGGAACTTGGCGAGATAACAATGAGGACCGGAGCCGAAAGGGGCGAAGCGGCGCTCGCCAGTTCACCGACGAGGATCGGCGAAAATACAGCGACGCTAGGCGTGGCGAGAAAAACTTTACCGCCAAGCTCACCGAAAGCCAGGCGATTGAAATTCTTCACGCGGCTGGTGCTCAAAGCGAGATTGCAAGGCGCTACAAGGTTTCGAAGTCTCTGGTGGGGCGAATTAAGCGCGGCCAGAGCTGGTCTCACCTTCCTCGACCTTAGGGCTCGCCGCCGATCAGGCTATTGGCAAGCACGTCGAGCCCTATGGCGATGGCGAAAAGGCGCCTGCGGATCAAGTCCCGCCCCCGTCATCTGCCGCCGGCGCGGCCGGCGGCTCCTCGGGCGCCGGCGTCAGCCAGTATTTATCGTCGGCATAGTCGGCCGGGATCGGGTCCATGGCGACGAGCGCCGCGGCCGCATCGAGCGTCGGCTGGAAGAACTGAGCCGCCGCGATCAGCACGCTCTGCCATTCGACCGGGGTAATCTGGATTGCCCCGTTCGTGGTGTAGATCGTGATCGGGAAGGTCGTCTGGCCGCCGTTGAGCAGGGCTTGAGCGAGCGAGGTGACCTTTTGCCAGTCCTCAAGGTCTTTCGGCGTTGTCGCGATGTGATGCACGCCGCGGGCGTCCCCGAAATCGTATTGGAACCCGAAGGCCCACCGCCGGTCCTTCTCGGCCCACACCTGATCCGCCGTGATTGGCGGCGGCGGCGCAGCGTCCTCATAGGCGATCACCCATTTGACGGCGCCATAGACGAGCTGGACCGACCGGCTGACCTCGATCTTGCCGTCAGGGATCGGATCGGGATCGAGTGGCTTGAATAGGCCGATCGCCGAAAGCTCCGCGTCGGTCCACAGCGTCTCGATGGTGAGCGGATATTGCACGGCCTCGATGGGCTGCCCGGTCCACGGGACCGCGTTGCCGCCCTGCTTGAGATAGAGGGTCATGCGGACATTGCTCCTACGAGGGTGCCGGTCCAGCCGGTCATGTCGAGTGCAATTGCGTTGCGGTTGATGGAGTAGCCAGCAGCACCGCCTGCGGAACCCGCACCGCCACCGCCATTATTGCCGGCATTGCCGGTCGCGCCGGTGCCGCCGGGCTGACCGAAGGCACCGCCCGTGCCGCCATAGCCGCCCGAGCCAGCATTCGTGCCACCGCCACCACCGGGAGAGCCGCCAGCCGCCGCGCCGTCGCCACCTTGGCCGCGTCCGCCGTTACCGCCAGCACCGCCCGAGGTGTAATTCGTTACGGTGTATTGGCGATAAATCGCGTAGTAGGTGTAAACCCAATTATTATCGCTGGATGTGCTCTGCTGCGCTCCGCGATAATATGTATAGCTGCCAATAGTGACTGCGGTCTCAGACGTGATATTTGCGATATTGGAGCCAGCCCAATACAAGGCAGTCTGATAGGTGGTTTGCTGAAAAACACCAGTATACCACATGTACTGATTTGCGCTGTATGCAGGGCCATCTTGCCCGGTAGTGTAATAATACCCCGGCCCGCCGTAGCCGCCCGCACCACCAGCGCCGCCACCGCCCCGGATGATGCCGCTGCCCTTGAGCTTGGCCCCGGCAGAGTTGATGGCGAGACCATACCCACCGCCGCCGCTATTGGGCTGGCCGCCAGCACCGTTGAGGGTTCCGTTGATCAGCAACTCCAGGGAGCCACCAAAGGCGGTAGTCCCGGTGCGGAGCGCGGGGTAGCTGACGGTCTCCGAGTTGATCGTGACGCCGGTCGGGACGATCAGCCGCTTGGGCGTCGAGGACAACCATTCGGCCTGCGTAAAGACCGTGAAGTCTGACAGGTCGAGGTGCGTGTTGCGGCTGACCGCGACGGTTCGCTCGATGACGAACTTACTGAACCCGACCAGCGGGGGCTTCGTGACCGGGATGATCGACATCAGAAATACCCCGGCACAACGGCCAAGATGAAGTTGGCGTCGAAGACGGAGTAGAACAGAACGTTGTTCGCGCCGGCCGTCGTGAGAAGGCTAGGGACGTTGCCATTGACGAACTTCCAGCTGGCACCGAAGGCGAATGTCCGGCCGCCCGTGCCGTCCTCGCTGAGCATGATAAAGCCGGACTGGCCAACCTTGGCGTTGGTGGGGTTTGCGAGCGTGACGTTGCCGTTGGCCGTCACCCGGAAATTGCTGCCGCTCGCCAGGTCGAGAGTGACGCTGCCCGAAGCGGTTTGGTCGTGGTGAGCGGCGGCGGCCCACGCCTGATCGGTTGAGAGCCACTTCCCCGCCGTGTTGCTGTTGATCTGCGCGGCGGTCGCCTCGTCAGCGGTCGCAACCTTGCCCGCCACCGTCGTCGCCAGGGCGTTGAGGTCCGATTGCTGCGCCAGCGAGGCCAGCGCAGCCGTAAGGCCGGTCACGGCCGACATAGAGATCGTCACGGCGCCGAAGGCGGCCGATGGCGACATCGGCCCCCACGTCCCGTCAGCTTGCTTCACCGGCAGATAGCCGGTGGCGGCGTCAGCGACGTTCACGTCCGACAAGTCCTCAAAGGCGAAGGTGGCGTCTGCCGCCATCTTGCCGTCGAGCGCCGATTGCAGCCCAAGGATGTCGCTGATCGCGTGCGTATGGACGAGGCTTGCCTTGCCGGCGAGCGACACCAGCAGTGCCGCCACATCGGCGTCGATCGCGGTGAAGGCCGCGATCAGCACCGTCACGTCGTCGGAAAGATTGTCCTCCGGGACAGGCAGGGGATAATGGCGATTGCTGGTGTCAGCCATCTAGAGGCATCCCCTACCAAGCGGCCGCGCCAAGATCGCCGATGCGCGGGCGCGCCGCCGGCGAGCCCGTGATCGTGATCCTGATGCGGCCCTGCGTTGCGGTAATCCCGGCGGCAGAGAACTTCTTCTCAAGCCAGGCCGGGTCGGTAAGCACGTCCGTTTCGGTGAGCGGGAGCGCGATCCACGTCCCGTCCGCCTTGTCGTACTCGATGGTCAGCGTCGCGCCCGAGGGCAGCGATGCCTTCATGTAGGCCGCGAGATCGACGCCAGCCCCAAGGTCGAATGCCTTGCTGACATAGGTGCCGCTGGTCGCGATCTCGCCGGCCACCAGATAGACGGGCGCGAACAGCACCGGCGAGAGCTTGCCGTTGCCCTTGAGGACCGCCCGAAGCTGGACCGTCTCGGTGATGTATTCCGAAAGCTGCAATACCTGATAGGGCAGCAGCCGGAAGACCGAGTTGTCGGCCCGGACGATCTCGAAAACGACCGAGCAATCCGAAGACGGCAGGAGAACCGTCGCCCGGACCTGTAGGTCGCTCTGGTTGACGAGATCGAACGTCCCGAGCGGGATCGTCTTGGTGTCGGCCGTATAGGCGGCCGCCACGATGCGGAAAGCCAGATCCTCGTCCTGCACCGGCGTCCACGTAATGGCGTTGCTCGATTTGAGCATGACGCCGACCGTGTAGGGCTGGCTCGTGACGTACTTCTGGTTTGCCGCATCGAAATCGCCGAGGCGAGCAGCGGAAAGCGAGTGCTGCGCGTCGTCGGTTTTGACCACGAAGGCGTGCTGGCGGTCGCTTGCCGTCAGCACCGGCACGGCAAAGCGCGGGCTGATCCACCCGACCTCGGCATCGGTCATGGAATAATAGGCCTCGGCCTCGAGCTCGCTGGTCGGCAAGCCCGTTTCGACGGAAACCTGGTCGACCAGCAGCGGCTTACTCGCATCGCCGATGGCGCAAAGCCGAACGTCGATGCCGACGATCTGCCGGGCCTCGGGCACGGCGAAGGTCTGCGCGAGCGGATCATTGGGGCCATCGAACGACGCCCCGCCAACGTGCCCGCCGCTGTCGTGATCACCACCACCGCTTACCGGCGGCGGCGGCGGGGGCGGCGGCGAAACGACGACCGGGCGCGACCATCGCTCGATGGTCGTCACCTGCTGCATCACATCGACGGTGATGGTCCCCTGGCCCACGAAATAGGCCGAGGCCTGCGATCCGCCCTCGCCATCGGCGAGGACGGTCTTGGTGCCGGCGGGGATATTGCTCGGGATCGTGAACGATCCGGTGATCTCGCCATTGCCATCGGCCGTGATGGTCCCGGCCGGCTTCACGTCGATGTCGGCGAAGGTCAGGCTGGTCAGCACCTCGCCGGCGCCGAAGCCCTTGATCGTGAAGCCCACCGCGATCTGCCGCAGGAATTCGGCCTGCTCGGTCCGCTGATCGACGACCTGCGTCGCGTCGGTCTGGACGACCAGCGGCCCATTGTCGGTCCGGACACCCCGATTGAATTCCTGGGTGGTCGGGCTGACCCACGTCGTCTGGCTATCCTGCCAGAGATCGGCCGCCGGCGAGAGGGCCAGCGACGCGGGGAT